TCGCTGTTATAACGGCACTGGTGCCATTGACGCGCATAATCTTACCGCGCGCCTGTTTTTGCAGATTCTCGACCGGCAGCGAACCCACAGCGCCTGGTGTAACCGTCAGCGTTAGATCGTCCAGGTCATTGTTGAGAATCATATGGAGGTGCCGGTCTAGGCCCATAACGTTAGCTCCATCCTTCGTTTACCGACTCGCTTGTTAATACCAATCACTCTTGCATCCCTGCCTGCGCTCCAGCCCAGTGCCGGATAGGTCAGGTTGACCGTTTCCCCAAGGCTGACCTCGGAGGCCGACAAAAAGCCAGTCACGGTCCAGGCACGCCGTTGTACCGAGCGCAGGGCCGCCCGACGGTCGCACTCCGATTGCGCGTCCGTCTGACTGTCAATCAGAGTGTCTACCCTGCGGTCTTGGGCGAGCGGCTTGGCGTTATCCTTGGTAACAGTGAGATAATCAACTTCAAAGTCCCGTTTTTGAGTGGCGGTTAGTGAAGTAGATAACGAGTCAGCGCTTTGCGGGCTCCAGTTTTTGCGGTAGCCCAGCGTAAAGATATTCACCGGCAACTCATTGGCGGAAAGACGCACCCCCCGCTCCACAATGTCATCGGCGTTCAGCTTCAGCGTGGCCGTGGCCGGGGCCTCCAGGCGGAATATCTGCAATTCACCCAAGGCATTAAACCGGTAGGTCGCTCCCACGCTTGACAGCACAGCTGACAACAACCCTTCCAACTCGCTCGGCTGATCGATATAAAGCCCAAGCGCTGCAGCATTAGGGAACGCCGTCAGGTTTGCACTATCGACGCTAATCCCCGCCCTGGTGCAGAGCTCATCAACAATATCCGCCGCGGACTGATCGGCCTGCACCACATCGCACGTAACTTGGCCCGCGGGGTCTTGGTTCGCACCAAAATTAAACTCACCGTTGGCCAGATCGACAGTCGCTGGCGTTACCTCAATCCCATTGTCTCGCACCGTGATCGAGGTCACTGCACCATCATGGACTTTGTAGGTAAGCGTGACGGCATCGATCAGCACTGGCTTGCAGTTATACACCTTGCCCAGGACAATAGGCGCCAACACATCGCCAACGCTGACTCGGAGCGTTTCCGTTCGGTCATACAAGACCCACTCCAGCCGGTCATTATCCGGCGCCTCTATACCGCCGTTAATGCCGTCAATCACCAAGCGGAAATCGTCGCGACTCCAGGCTACATCCCCCAAAAATACCTTGAGCGCATAACGCCGCCAATCCAGGTCAAGCCAGCTATCCAGGCTGCCGTCATTGACCAACAGCAGGTCACCAATAGCGGCGCTGTCCAATCGATCGTTACTCTCAACGTCACCAATCAAGATATCGGCATAACTGGTATTGGCCGGCGTATCGCTGGCGCCAGACACAAACGGCGCCGAGGCAACATACTCCACCCCTGCGCTGTGCGTCGCCTCCACCAGGATAACCGGCTGGGCGTCATCAGACGCCAGCCATTCCGTGTATTGTTGGTCGGTTATGCTCAAGCCACAGCCCTCGTGTTAACGTCGCGTTTAATGGTGTTTTTCAGACTTTGAGCATCCTTCTCGGCCTGTTCTTTGGCGTCCTGCCGCTGTCCGGCCGCATGCTCGGCAATCGCTGCGTTGTCCTCGCGCAATTGCTTAACCTCGGCCTTTAGCTCGTCAACCAGCTGTACCAATTGTTTTTGATCCGCAACCAGCTCATCACTTGCCACTGTTGAAACAGGTGGCGAGCTCAGAGTTACCGGGATAGTGCGACCATCAGGCAGCGGAACCGCCGCCTCGGGACCCGCCTCACCAAAGATTGACGGCTCGTTGGCAATACCACCTTTGGCATAAAAGCCGCCAAAGCCCCAACTGAAATTAAGCGGGTTATCGGCAAGCCAGTCGTTGTAAGCCTCAGTAAAGTCCGGCGTCCAACCATCCGCCACACCAGCGGCCAGCCAGTCGGCCCAGGTGTCATAGTCGTACGCTGGCGCTGCAGGCTCTGGCGGTGGTTCATAACCGACAGCCTCTTGGATCGCAATCGGCAGCACGGCCAGGTTGATATCCAGCTCCTCGGCCAATGAACCGATCGCCAAGTTAAATACATCACCCAGCGCCCTCAATTCGTCCGTCATGGAGACATCGAGGCTGCTTAAGTCAACGCCAAACTCCTCGGCCAATCCCGCCAGGTTCTGCCCCATGCCCTCCAACAACTCAAGGTTGCTAAGGCCGCCCATGGCGTCACCAAGCGCCTCCAGCTCGGCTTTCATGTCGCCACCCAAGCTGTCGATTTCCAAGGCCAGGCTACCCAGCAGCTCGCTATTGGTTAGATTGAGCGATTCCCCCAGATCAACAAGCGCTTTTGCTGTAGTCGTATCAAGATTTTGTATGTCTACGCCAATTGCTTTGGCCAGATCACCAAACTCAATACCCAGCTTTTCGAGCAAATCCCGCGACGATATGCCAAGCGCCTTTGACAGTTTCCCCAGGCGGTTGGCCATATCCGTGGCCATATCACTGACACCAAGGGTAACGGCTGTTATCTCAACGCCCAGGGTATCTGCTAAGTCGGCAAACTCCCCAACAGTCAGCTCGCCAAGGTCAATGATGTTTAAACCCAGTGCATCCGCAGCCCTGGTAAACTCACCAACGGTTACCTCTGCAAGGTTGTTTATGTCGCCGCCAAGGACATCAGACAGCTCACTGAAATTAACGCCAAAGGTATTCAGCAGCTCATCAAACGATAGATCAAAGGCATCAGACAACTGGCCAAAGGTCTGGGATATATCAACGCCAAGGCCGTCAAGGTCAATGCCAAAGTCGGACGCTAGCGCGTCTAAATCAATCCCAAAGGAGTCCATTAACTCAAAGATTGACAGGTCTTTGGCTAAGCCAAGATCGGCCAGCGCTTGAGCCAGATCGACAGCAGAAAGCTGCCGCCGGTCTTCCTCCGCCTGCGCCTGCTGCTCTGCCAACTGCTCATACAGCGAAGCCAAGGTGTCAGACTCGCCCACGGTCGCCTTTTCAGGCGCTGAGGTGCCGGCAAACTGACCAGCCAATCCACCTAACTGTTGGTTAACGCCCAGGAAAATCTGACGGTAATCGTCGCTACTGGCGTAAAAGTCCCGCGCTATTTTCAAGTAACTGCTGGCGATGCGGGTCGCATCCTGAGCCGCCCCCGTATCGCCGGCCTGAGCCGCAGCAACTGCCGCCTCGAATTGTGCCCGCGCCTCTGCTAGCTGTTGGGTCGGCGATAGCACCGACAGCTCGCCCAGTTGCAGCGAGTCGACATAATCCGACAGACGCTTTTCAGCGGCCAGGGCATCACGGTAGCGCTGCTGCTCGGTGCGATAGAGTGCATCCGCCGCCCGCTGCTGGTCGGCAATACGGGCCTTTTCCTCAGCTATCTGTTGCTCAAGGTCGGAGCCAGTGCCGTAAAGCTCATCAATCAGCGATTTAATACCCGACTCCAGGCCGCCGATCAGCTGCTGGTGCTGCTCCAGTGCCTGGAAATATTCATCCATCACCGGCACCAGCGCCATATAAGCCGCGAATTGCTTCTGTGCCGCCTCGTCAGCCAGGTCCAGGGCCTCGACCATGGCCTGGAACTCGCGCCGGGTTTCGGGCAGCTGCGCGTTTAACTCCGCGAATGATTTCTTCATCCCATCCTGGAATGCCACAAAACGCTCGCTATCGGTCATAAAAGCCGTAGCGTAGTTGTTTGCAGCCGCCGCAAACGCATCCACGCCGCCAAACAAGCCGGTCAGGGTATCGGCCGCCCTGAGGCCGGCCTCGTCCAGCGCCAGGACTTCCATGCCCAGGCTGTTAATCACTTCGTTGGCGCCTACCAGGTTGAGGGACAACCGGGTTAGCGTGGTCGCCGCAACCTCGCCTTCCTGGATTAAGTCGGCAAACGGGAAAGCGCTGACGGTTTTATTGAGTTGACCGAACCAAAATGGCAGATCGCTGGCCACCTCTTTGGTGTCATCCAGCGTCGGCACAAATGTATCCAACACCAGTTTGAGGTCGCCGGTCGCACTGCCCACCAGACCCACGGCTGAGATAATGCCGCCGGCATGATCGCTGATCTCTTTCATGGAAAGACCAGCGGTCAACATATCCAGGGTTTCGTCAAACTTACCGCCCACGGCATCACCCCAGGCTGTCACAAACTCACCCGCCGCCTCTTCAAGCTGAGCTGAATCGACCTTGTTATACTTTGCAGAGCCGAAAAACGCCCCGCCAGTGTGGCCGGCGTCTACATGCTTACCTGTCAGCGATACCTCGGTCAGGTCAACCGTTTGGCCCAGGGTTTCCGCTGCCGCTACCATGGTGGAGTCCATGAGCATAAAGGCATCCATCATGTCGCGGGCAGCTTGATCTCCTTTTTTGCCAGCCCGGCGCGAGATAGCGGTAAACTCTAAGCCGGACTCTGCCTGATCTGAGCCAACCCGGTAGCGCCCGCGAATATCCGGCGCAGCATGGACGCCAAGGCTAACCCGCTTTTTACCGTCGCCACCAAAAGCCACGTCAGCAAGCGCACCCAGGGCCGCACCAATCAGCGCACCCACAGGGCCCGCCCAAGCACCCAACTGCATGCCCATCACCGCGCCAGAAGCTGCGCCAGCAATACCGCCAATAGTGCCGCCTGCGATTTGTCCATAGCTGTGCTCGGCTTCTTTGCCAAACAGCCCCTCACCGATCGCGTTACCGGCTTGGCCGCCCACGTAGCCACCTGCAGCGGTCAGCAGGCCACCGCCCGCCAAACCGCCGGGAAGCTGCGACATATTGGCCGCCGCCGATACCATGGTATTAGCCGCGCTATTGAACCCAATGTTGGTTAGGAAATCCGCCGCGTAACCGACACCGCTCCACAGCGTGCCATTGATACCAGCCAATGCACCGCCGCCCTGCATCAAGTCAGTCAGGCTAAAGCCGTTTTGCGCCGCGCCCACTAAATCCCCGGCGCTGATACCACTACCGCCGGACGCAAACGCACCACCGGAGCTGCCCAGCCCCAGGGAGATTAAAATCTTTTTGGTGGTCGCCTGGTGGATCAACTCGGCCAGCAGCTGCTTGAACGCGTTTTTGATTTGATCCGAAAAATCCTCAAAGGAGTCAAAGGCGCCCTTCCAGGCGTCGGCAAACGCAGTATCAATGCGTTCAGTGGCTGTCTCCCAGGCTTGAGCATAAGCATCCGCCTCCGCGGCCTGCGCCTCCAGTGCCATTTGCTGGTCATAAATGGCACCGGTCAGCTCGCGGATTTTATCCGCCTCTTCACCGGTCAGGCCCACCCCTGCACGTTGCAGGTTAAGCCGAATCACCCGCTCGCGATCCGACAGGCCCATCACCTCTTTTTCGAACTGCAGCTGTTTGATCAGGGCTGCCGTCGATTTTTTGTTACGCTCCCGGGTGTCAGCCTGGTCTTGTTCCGCCTTGATCTGCTTAGCCACCTTGGGGTACAGCAACTCATACTGCCCCTGCAATTGCCGCAGGCCCTCGGTCTCGTCCTCAATGGCCCCGCTTGCTACCAACTTGTCAAAGATGGCTTTCTGTTCGTTATATTCACGCTGCTCTTTTTTCAAGGGGAACAGGGTGTCCAGCAGCTCCTGCTGACTTTTCGCCAGCTCTTCGGCGTCATTGGCGCCCTGTTCAAAGAGGTTACCCAGCCCAGCATCCAGTAGCAGCTTTGCAGCCTTCTCCAGGGCCTGATATTGGGTGCTGAGTTTCTCTACCTCGCCCTCTTGGTCACTGATCGCTGCATTTAATCGATGAAAGGCATCAACGCCCTTAGCGCTGATAAAGCGATTGACACCATCCTCCAGTGGAGCCTTGAGATCATCCAGCTTCGTTTGCGCGTCGGTCAGCTGCGCCATGACTGTCGACATTTGAGGCCCGATGTCACCGAGTGACAGATTCCCCAAGCCTGCAGCCAGGCGATCGACCTCTTTCGCCAGCCGCTCGGTTTTTTCTTCAGCGGTCTCTATCGAGTCGATGTACTGCCAAATCGCATAACCTGCCAGTACAGCCACACCGGTCGGACCACCCAAGAAGGCCATTGCCGATTTAAGCCCAGTCACAGCCCGGGCACCCACGCCGGCCGCCGCGTTATACCGCTGCTGCGCCATTGTCAGCTGATCGGTCGCCACCCGGTAGGCCTGGCCCGCCGCCGCTGCGCGCTGCATCGCACCCGCATAAAGCTGTGTACCCTTGGCAGCCTTGGCCTGCACTGCAGCCGAGCGCAACACGGCCTGCGCCTCAACCTGAGCCGTCTCTGCAACCCGCAACTGCGCAGCCGCCTGCGCCGAGGCAGCCCGGGTATCGTTCACCCGCGCTGTAGCCGATTGCGCAAGGGAACTCGCCAAGCGCGAACCATACAACACGGCTACCGCCTCGCCGGTCGTCATCAGCACTGACATCGCCGCATCGACCTTACCACTGTCGCGCAGCAGGTCAGTCAGCCCCGCGGAAAACTCGCGGATCCCAGGAGCCAGCTTAGCCGTGAGGTAACTGCCCGCATCACCGAGCGCTGAGGTCAGATCTTCGACCGCCCGCCCGGCGTCCTCCACCTGCACCGCATCCACATCCGAAAGGATGGTGCCGTATTTACGCGCCTCTTCTACTAGCGCCTTAAAACCGGCTGCCTGGTCATCCAACAGGTCCACCAGTGCAACACCGGCATCCCCCATCAACTGATCCAGATAAACCAGCTTTTCACCGCGGGTTGATACCTGATCCAGCGCCTCAGCAACTTTAATGAGCTGCTGGTCTGGCGACAGCCCGACAAACTCGGCTGCATCCACATTCAACTGCTCAAAAAAGTCCGCTGCCTCACCGGTGCCGATTGCCGCAAACTCATTAATGCGCACCGACATGTCGCGCAGGGCATCGGTAAACTCTTGCTGTTCCAGGCCGGCATTGCGGGCTGCCTGTCCATAGCGCTGCAGCTCGGCATAGGAAACCCCCAGTGAGCGCGCCGCGCGAACATTGGCCGTGACCATCTCATAGCTGGAGCTGACATAAGCGGTGACGGCACCCACGCCCAGGCCACCCAATAGCGCACCACCATAGCGCTTGACCGACTCGGTCAGGTCGCTCTGGCTGTCGCTCAAGTCGCGGTTGGCGGCTTCAGCCTTATGCGCGGCCTGGGCATTTTTATTCAGCGCTTCGCGAGTGTCCTTCAACGCGCGAATGCCGCCGCTGGCATCGCCAGCAACAATGAATCCGACTTTATACTGCCGCTCGTTTGCACTCATGGACTGTTTACCGCTGCTGTCGACGTAGTTCGGAAAGCGCGCCCTGTTCGATCAGACGCACTTTATGAAAGGTGACGGGGACATCTTCGACACCGGTGAGGCGCATCACCGACTCCAGTGCCGTATAGTCCAAGCCGTTAAGGGAACCCATGGGCGAGACTCGCCACTGAGTATGACAGGCGGTGAACACCTCCAATGCCTGCCAGTTCTCGGACCAAACCTCGAACGTTGGATCGCGGGCCGCTTTGAGGAAGTCCCGCGGCAGGCCAAACACCGCCACATCCTCCTCGAGTTCTTTGTCACCGGCAGCGTTGCCACTGGCCCAGTAGCGCCCCGCCTCAATCAGTTTTTTTCCGCTTCCTGCTTCTGACCGTTCTGAGCGCGCCAAAAGCTTGCGATCAGCGGGTTTAGCACATAGGTCATATTCAGCAGGTCATCTCGCACGGATTCGCTGTAGGGAATGTCCTGGCCTTCCGGCGTCTTGATCCCTTGAATATCGAGAATATTTTCCCGCACCACGTCTCGCATGGAGCGCTTCGCGCCTTCTCCTTTGCCCAATTCCTCCAGCTCGGATACCGGCAGTTTCTTATACTTCACATCCAAATCTGCCTTCTCAGTCCTGCCGTAGTCACCGGGTACCTCGATCTCTACGACCACGCGGATTGCTTCAACTGGTGCCAATACGAAACCCATAATCTTTTCCTTCTGTCCGTTACACATGTTCGTCCGTTAAATAGAGAGGCCGACCAGGGCACGGACGAACACCCCAGCCAGCCAAACCTTATTTCACCGTAATTTTTAGCTCATCATCACCGGCATTGGGGATTAGCGAGAGGTTCATCCCCAAGGTGGCAATGCCGTTGCTCTCACCAATATTGGGCTGCAGCAGCTGCACCGCCGGCGCGTCAATCTCTACGATATTGCCGCTGGTGGCCCCGTGCACGAACTGCAGTGCACCGGTGGTATGCGCCGCCATAATAGCCTCGTAATCCTTGGCGGCCAGTGTCGGCTTATCGATGGTGCAGTTGCCACTCGGCGCGCGGTCGCTGATCAACACGCTTTCGGAATTGACCAGGTTGCGGTAGACCACGTCGTTGGCGATATCCAGGCTCAATGACTCCAGCACCGCAGCGTAACCGTGCAGGGTGAAGGTGGAATTTGCCTTGTTCACCGCGATCGGTTTAGTAAAGCCGCTCACGTCACCGGCGGGCAGTGCCGAGGCTGCTGCTGCCACGCGCAGACCGGTAAACTCGAAACTGAGGACGGGAATCTGCTCTTTATTCAGACCCAGCTTGACGGTACCGCGCGCACCCAGCAGCTTGTGGAGCTCACCATCAAGGTTGTAATAGAGCGTGGCGGACTCGAAACCGGAACTCACCGGGTCGTAAATTACCTTCTCCAAGCCCATCGTTAAATCAATGGTTTCACTGAAACCGCAGGCCCGCAGCAGCGGTCCATACCCCGGCGCGGTACCGGCCGCACCGGAACCAGAAATTTCCACATCAAAGCTCAGCTTGGTAAAAATACCGGTGTGATAGGTGATGTCGTTGCCCAGCATTTCGCGATCGATGTCGCGATTGACGGTAGCGCCCTGCAGGGTTTGAATCGACAGGCCTTTGGTCAGGATCGCGTTGGCCGCGCCTGTAGGATTGGCGTCAACGCCATAGGTGCTCTCAATTTTGGCGAGCAGTGCTTTTTTGCGATAGAGCATGGTCTAAGCCCCGTTATTTAGTGGATTTAGTGGGTTTTTCCGCTGGCAAGACCGGCGCCGCAGCGCCCTCCTCACCCGCTGATTTTCCCGTGGGTGTCATCCCGGCCTTGGCCGGTGGAGCCTCCCGGGTGCGGTGATTGAGTTTTTTTTTGCCATCTTTTTCGTTGCGGGTGTAGCTGCCGCCTTGGTTTGCCATTGTGATCAATCTCCAAACAAAGAATGACTACCGCCCGCAGACGCGGCCGGATTGGTTGATAAATACAGCTGAGGAATCTGGACCGACTGAAAAATCAGGCCTGTCGAACGTGTGTGCGGGTAAAGAACAGAATTTTGCGCGAATAATATTCGCCGGTAATCTTGTGATTGTCCGACTCCACTGCCTCCATAGCATAGTGCTCGGCATCATGGGTATACCCGATAACGGTCTCCACCACCAATTTTTCCAGGTCGTGTAATTGGTCGGCGTTGCACACCAGTAGCGCAATCACGTGCTTGTCCACGGCCTGCTGCACCAGCATGTCGGCCTCGCTAGGCGCATACTTATTGGGTCCGTAATAGAGAATGACCGCGGGTGTATCGGCCTGAAAGTCATCCAGCGGCTCCATCTCCTGGGCCAAGTGCACATAGTTAAACTGGCCCGTATTGACCAGGGCGGTTTTGAGAGCGTTGATCATTTTCCTAATTTACCCAAGAAAAAATCCATTGCGTGATCGAACTCTTTAGGCAACTCCTCTTTAGTCAATAGAAATGCCGTGTCGATCACTTCTTTATTGCCCACCATTTGCGGTATCGACAAGCTATAACGCGCCCTTAGCGGTGTGCGCGCTTCGGTAGTACGCGCAAATACATGCCGATTGCCCGAACGGCCTTCGGCGATAAACGCCGGTACCGCGCTGACAAACTTACGAGGCCCATCCCGGCGCACCTTGACGGTGACACCAACACGTTTGATTTTGCGCCCGCGTCGACCGGTGATCCGCACCACCTTGGGTCGGCTGGAAAAGTTGATCAGGCCAATGCGCGGCCCTAGGTACTTAAGCATCGCATCCGGCTTCTGCAGCTTGGCCGCCGTCAACGTCACACGACGGTTGATCGATCGGGCGGTAACGTTGTAGCGCTTGCGCACCTCCAGGCGGATCCGCGTGCGCAACTTGCGCTGGGTTTTGTTGACCGCACTGGTCAGTGCCCGGGATACCACCTTGGGATCAAACTGATCGTAAAGTACGTCCAGGTCGCTGAGGTCGTAGTGCTGGTAGTATTGCCGCATCAGTGCATCTCATAGCGGCGGATATCGCCGCGTTGGTCGATCAGGCGCCCCACCTTGTAGGTGCGCCCGTCCAGGGTCACCTGGTCACCCTTGACCGGTTTGGCAATATCGGCAACCGAGATACCCACCACGTGCTCAAACACTGAAAGGGTGCCATCGTCGCCATAGAGCTCCACCTGCCGGTAGTGACGCACCTGCAGTGTCAATGGGTCACCCCCGGTAACCAGCTGATAGCTGGCAGTCTCGCCGAGCTCCACCAGCACTTCGGTCGCCAGTTCGGCGCGGAGATCAGCGAGCGACACTACTTATCCGCCTTTGTGGCTTTTGTTTCCGGTTCCGCCTCAGCCTCGTCCTCTTCGACAACAGCTTCGCGAATTGCACCGAGCTTCAACAGCCGATTGAATTCGGCGGTTGCTTCTTTGTCCTTGGCGTCCGGTTTTTCCATTTCGCTGCCCGGCGCAATGAATTCCTCAGCGCCAACGCGAATTTGATTGACTGCATAATATTTGGTGGTTGACATGATACTTGGTCCCATCCGTTTCCAGGGTTAATCGAAAAAGAAAGCAAAATGCGGAGACCCGCCCAGCGAGGCGGGCCTCCCACCGCGAAGATTAATTCACGGTAACCGCGAGACTCGCATCCGGCCGTGGCGGAATCACCAGTGGTGCAGACTGCGATTCAATCTGCTCAACCTCCACCTCGGTACCCACAAAATGACGCGGGTAGAACTCCATCGGCTGGTACCCAGCGCTGGGTGAGAGAATCGCCCCAAAGGCCTGCACGCCCTCAATGGCGTCGGAACCGAGAATCACATCGTTGTCGCCGATGAAGGGTTGCATGTTGCCAGCGTCGTCTTCGTATTGGCCGGTATAGACCCAGATCTCCAAGTCCGTACCCACGGTACCCTTGAAGGAGATATCCTTGCCGTTGTTGGGACCGGTCTCCAGCTGGGAGCGCGAACCGCGGCGGGTTTCCAGCAGGTCCTTGGTGTCGGTATCCTTGCGGAACAGCTTCCAGGCGCCCTTACCCATCACCACAGTGTTGACCGGGGCCTCAGCCTCGTCGCACCAAGACTCCAAATCGTCCAGCGGCACAATGCCTGCCTGTCCCCAGCGCGAGGCGCCGGACAGGGTTTTTGTCAGGGTCGCGGTACGGCGAAAATCCACCTCGACCTTGGGGTAGTTGTCGCCCTCAACTACAGTCTTGCCGGTCAACAAGACCTGCGCGGCCATCCACTCCAAACGACGCAGCACCATACTGCGGTGATCGCGCAGGATGTCACCAATAATTGCATCGCGCCGCTCGGCCGGTGACAGGGTGCCGCCGAAGCCTTCACCTGGGCGACGCACCAGCAGGCGCTCGGGATCAACCACATTCTTGGGCTTGAGATAGGCAGGCTCAAAGCTCAGGGTTTCTTTGGCACGCTCAATCTGCGCCTTACCGGCCACCATGGGTGACACAAACGGGGCCAGCTTCAGGCCTTTGGCCACCTTGTCGATCGCAATCGACTTGGTATCAAACGTCACCACACGGCTAAAAAACAGCTGCAACAAAAACGGCTGAAAGGGCTCGACCTTTTCCACAACGCCAAGCAGGGTATCAGTGCTATAAGTATCCAAGACTTTATCCTCGTACTGATTAAATAAATTGGGTTAACAGAACCCGGCTTATGCCGGTGTCTGCAGCATAATGGGCGTACCGTCGAACGCGCCGGCCTTTTGCGCTGCGGTCCAGGTACCGTCCCACGCCACCAGATCGGCATTGAACTTGCCGCCTTTGTAGATCGGATTGGCAGCCGCACCGCCACTGGTATCAATCGCGTGCACCGCAATGGCGACGGGTGTTTGCGATCCGTCAACGGCGCCTGGCAGTGACTCGATCAGCTCGCCGGACGCTGTGACGCGTCCCAGAGGGGCGTACTGCGCAATAGTTTGTGCATTAGCGACCGTTTCACTGTCGGTCATGACGTCACCACCCAACACAAAAGTGCTGGGCGTATCTGTTTCTAAGGGCTGCGGAAAAAATAAATTTTCCCATTTTGGGCTGGATCATTGCCACCGAATTTTTTAAAATCCCATTTCCAAAACGACGGAAAAATACAATGAAGGCGATATAGAATTATGGAAAAATAC